CTCATAGCTCAGTGGTAGAGCGCAAGTTTAGTAAGCTTGAGGCCGGGAGTTCGAACCTCCCTGAGTGCAACCCTATTAAAAGATTGGAAATCAACTAGATCATGAACGCTGTCCGTATTCATGATATAGCCTCCGTGACCTTTTTACTTCCATTTTCTACGTTGGCAATCGCCGAAGTATTTTTTGGATATGTCGTCTACCCTATGTTTTTAACACACGCACTCACGTTTCATTTACTATACGATCTCGCGTGGATTTACGTACAGCCCAAAATTATCACGTCGCACCGGAATCTTATCATATTGCACCATGTCGTCGCTCTCATGTATCTCCTTCGACCCCTTTTTAACCCCACAGAATCTTCTATAACTTCACTCGCGTCTCTCGTAGAGATTGACACGACGATTCTCATTTTGAAGAGACTTTTACCACGAAGTACTTTCATGAACAATTTGTATCTCACGTCAAACATGGTCATTCGAGTGTACTACGAGACATTCTTGACTTTTCTGGTTTGGTTCATTTCGCGTTATGATCCATTTTGGGTGAGAGCCTACACGCTCTCGTGTCAACTTTTCATAAACGTATTTAGTTGCGGAATTTGTGCACTCAGCTTTTTGAAGAACTTTAAGAAAAGAATCTAATGTACTAATAGTATGCAAATTTTCGTAAAGACACTCACCGGGAAGACGATCACATTGGAGGTCGAGTCTTCGGACACGATCGATAACATCAAGGCTAAGATCCAAGATAAGGAGGGTATTCCACCTGACCAACAACGACTCATTTTCGCTGGTAAACAGCTCGAGGATGGACGTACACTCTCCGACTATAACATCCAAAAGGAGTCTACCTTGCACCTCGTTCTTCGTCTCAGGGGTGGTGGTGAACCCAAACCCAAACGCAAACCAAATGCGTACATAAACTTTGTCAAGAAGCATCGTCCCGAGGTTATCAAAGACTTTCCCGATCTTTCATTCACCGAAATCGGTTCGAAGCTCGGTGAAATGTGGAGGGCACTTTCGGACGAAGAGAAAAAGAAATATGTGAAGTAAGTATGTGGCTGTACATAATAGGAGCAGGGGCAGTTCTTTACTCCATCCCGTATTGTTGTTTAATTGCGGTATTTAAAGAACGAAACAGAAGAGGGTGCTCACCCAGAGGTTCTTCAATGTACTTAAGGGATATGGACCAAAACTATACATATGGCACCTCTCGGAGTTAAGAAACTTTGTTACGATGCTCATCTGCCTACTCGTGGTTCTGATGGTGCTGTGGGATATGATTTATATAGCTCCGAAGATGCGATCGTACCGTGTCAGGCAGGGCGAGCTTTAGTGAGTACTGGTATCGCACTGTCCATTCCAGATGGTCTATACGGACGTGTAGCTCCTCGCTCTGGTCTCGCTGTGAAACACTGTATCAACGTGGGTGCGGGTGTGATCGATCCTGATTATACCGGTGAAGTCAAGGTCGTCCTATTCAATCATGGTACGGAAGACTTTGAAATCAAGAATGGTGATCGTATCGCTCAACTCATTTTGGAGAGGTGTGAGACACCTATGATTAAGGAAATCGGTCTTCTCGAGGAGACACTCAGGGGTGATGGTGGTTTCGGATCTACAGGTCTTTGAATTCCTCTTTGCAAAACCACAAATCTTCGGGTGTAGGCATGAATAACATACCATGACGCATAGTCATGTACAGCTTAGCTTTGTTCAGATCAGGGTAAGACCACAGAATCCAACGTTCCCAATATTCAGCCCGGAAGAAGTCTTCCCAATCTTCTTTCGTACTTTTATCGATTCTCAGCATTTCCCGATGAATCTCACCAAGATCCGTTTCTATTCGCAGCTTCTTAGGAAGGACAGCACCCTTTCTAATAAGATGTGCACGCATGAGTTTTGGATTTCTGTGATCGATGTAATGCTGGGTACCTCTCTCACCGAAATCGATGGCTCTCTTATTGGGTAACGTCACCCTGAGTTTGTGAGAAATGGAAGGACTCGGTTGTAATACGACGTGCATTAATACAGCATAAGGAAAAAATTATAGCTATACTCATGCTTGAATATACGACACTCGACGGGACGGTCATACGAGTTGGTCAAAATGCCAAGGAGAACGATCGATTGACACTTTCGAGTGCACCTCAATATTGGTGGATGCACGCTGCCGGGTATTCGGGTGCACACGTTATCATCTGTGAAACGAATGATCTCTCTAGGGAGACAAAAAGGGATGCGATGGTTTTAACGATTCATCACAGTAATGCACCCGATACTAAAATGTCGTGTATTGACTTGGCTCGTGTAGAGCAAACCGCATCTATGCGTCAGACTGGAAAAGTTGAACTTCGGGGTGATGTCATGGAACTCACCATTTTTATGCGCCGTGAAAAAGAACGTTTAGAAAGGATCTTAAAAACGAAACGGGTGGTAACAGTATAATGAGTCATTATCAGGATTGGAAACCTGTCGTCATTCACGGGAAGGCTGCTAAACCCCCACCCCCACCACACCGCGAAGTGACGAAGGAACAAAAACTGGACCGCGAGGAGTTGGGGACACACAAGACGGTTTCACTTTCCATGGCGAAGATGATTCAACAGGGGCGCATCGCTAAAGGTTTCAAGACACAAAAAGATTTGGCGATCGCGGTGGGTGTGAATGCGAGTATCATAAACTCATATGAATCTGGTAGAGCTATACCAGATCCGAGTGTACTACAAAAGTTGCGAAGGGTTCTGGGGGTCAAATTAAAGTAGGGTTTCATTACATAATGATTAATTAATTCGTCGCCTGATCTCACTCTCAATTTCCACGATAACGGGGGAGGTGACACTCGTGTGTTTAACCATAAATGTCTGTGTAACACCCCAATGATATCCCCCGATTAGAAAGTATGCGATTCCCGCTGCGACACTCCGGTCTCTACGCTTCTTTTCTTCCCATGAAGAGCCAGTGAAGAGTCTTAGTTCTGCAACCCGGTTACATATATCGATACCCTTTCTTCGAAGTTGTCTCTCGCGTTGAAAATCTGTGTATCTTGGTGAGGTACGATGTAACGTTTCGAAACATTCTGTTAACATGTTATCGAGGAAGTCTTGTATCCTCGAGGCCCTCGAAGAATAAAACTCGCATTTATAGGTATCTTCATCGGTCTCACTATCTTCTTCGTCAGTGTCACTCTTATTATTTGACAATTCTTCGAGTTCCTGTTTGAGATTCTCATATTTTTTTTCGAGGACTTTATGTTTATTCTTGAGTTCTTCGATTTCTCCCTTTGCGTGTGTAAGTAAAATTCTCAATTTGTTATTTTGACACTCGGTATCTGCGTGTTTATTTTTAAAGTGTTCTTTTCTTACAGATAAACTCTGAATACTGCGCTCGAAACCGGTGATACCAGTATCGAGCGCGTGACGCATCTGTCTGGCATGTTCGTATGTTGACTTGACCATTTTGTGTTTATAACTTGATTTTTACATGAGACTCCGTCACTTAGGTAGAATACTGGAATAATGTCCGGCGATGTAATACACGTTCTCGAATCCAAGATCTTCTAATTTCTCTGCTGCAAATCTGGCCCGTTGCCCCGTATTGCAGTAGACGAGTAAACCTTTCTTGGGAAGTTCCGTCGTTGTTTTTTCGTTGATTTTATCGACTGGGATATGAAGCGCTTTCGGATAATGACCCGCGCGCCATTCTACAGCTGTTCGAACATCTATGACCTTTTTAATTTTACCTTCTTTTATGAGTCTCCTGGCCTCGGAAGCAGACACGAGATTCTGACCCAAATAGGAATACGCAACGGCCGCGGTGAGGCCACCGGCTATGAGTAGGGGTATCATATATAAAGGTTTAGATGTTTTTATGATAAATGGCCCTTGGCAAGAAAAACGACGACACGACGACACGACTCACTCCAGATGAACGTGACGCCATGTACGCGAAAATGAAACGGACGGCTATCGACAAGGCACTTCAGAGTGAAAAGGTTCGATACAAGTCTACGTCTAGCCCGGAACGATTCAAGGCTTTTCTCGAGCATCGACTTACGATTTGGGATGAGCTAAAGGATAAAACTTTTCATGGGAAACGTATGTATAACAAGACTAAGGAAATCCTAACAAACTTTGAATCGAGCGCTAATTAAACGAGCTTCGTCCCAACGACCGGACTGTTGAATTAAGAGTCGCGTATTCGGTTTCATCCTGGAAAGAGAAAACCCTTCTCTTAATCTCTTAAAAGCGTATTCGATGGTCTTGCTGTTGATGTCGCTACGTTTCACCTTGTACTTTCGCATTTCATCTTCCACTTCCTTCAATTTGGTTGTGAGATCGTTCACAGTGCCCTGAAGTGAGGTAATGACGATCTTCTGTTTCTTGACTTTCATGTCATCCGGCTTGTTCCGGAGTCTATCCTTCAATTCTGTGATGATTACCTTTTGCTTCTTGATCTTTAGGTTCTTCTTCTTCACCACCTTGTCAATCTCAGGTCCAATGTCTACGACAAACTTGGACGTCTTGCGGGGTCGTGAACAAGATTTCACCATTTTGTAATACTTTTATGTGTTTAATGAACGACTTAGGTATTTAGTTACCGAAGGCGACACCACCCATGCCTTGCTTGATGCGTAAAATGTTGTAGTTTACGGCGTATACGCGATGGAGGTTGTTACCACCAGAAGGACCGGTGATGGCGAGCTTGGCGTTGTCGATGCGGCTGAAGTTTAGGGTGCCGGTGGGGTTCGACCTGCTCAAGCTGAGGCAGAAAGGCCACGTGAAGGTGGGAAGATCCTCGAGAATGTCATCGGGGAGGTCGCTACTGTGCATCTCTGGTACGACAGTGTGGTGATAGACGGGAGAAGTCTCCTCGAAAAGAGGGGTACCGTTGATGTAAAGCGACGACTTGGAGAAGGTGAATTCGGTGTCCCAGTCATTACCAGTCGCCTTACCGGAGACAAGGTGGATGGACTTGACGGGGTGGTTGAAATAGGTGAGATCGATCTCGGTATCCGTGCTGGTCGCGAGCTGGTGCTGGGTTTGAGTGAAGAGAAGGTTGTGCTCGTTGTCAGTGAAGAACTTACGCTCCTCGGTGTCGAGGTAGATGTAGTTACCCCAGATCTTAGGAGTACCAGCGGGGGTGTACCCGTCCCTGCACTTAATACGGATCTCCACGTCGTGATACTGAAGAGCCACTAAAGGAAGGCACCTCGTGTAATCCTCGGCGAAGAAGAAGGGAATGACGTAGTGGTCGCCACCGTGGTTCGCCTTCTTGCTGTTGGTGGTGACGGCGTACGACGCCTTGGCCGCGCTGTCGCGTAAAAGGGGGTTGTGTACACCTTGAATGAAGAGAGAATCGAGCTGGGCAACCTTTTGACCACCGATGTAAAGGCTGAACTCGGTGGGGTTGGAAGCATCTTGGGAGAAGAGACCGTTGGAGTTGGTCCCGACATTGGCGATGTTGGTATCCTCGATCCAAATGTAGCTCATGAGGTCACCCTTAGAGCGAATAGGAACGGTGATTTCGTTGTTCGCACCGAAGGTACCGATGTAATCCATCCTCTCAGGCTTCATCGCGAAGTTAGTATGGCGCTTATAGCTCTGACGGAAAAAACTCACCTCTGGGTCACCAGTGATGAATACATCCTGGGCTCCGACAGACACGAGCTCAATTAAAGCAGCTGACATTTATT